CTACTTTACATACACATAGGCTTCATTTGCCGTTACATAGTATGTTTTGCCCTTGCCGTTGTGTACTTTATATTGCGGTGAACCATTCACACTTACTTTCGCATCAATTGTAAATCCTAATCCTGCATCTACAGTACCAGCAACATCTTTATTTGCCCAGGAAGCAGAGTCATAGAAACGTAGGTTGTCCACTTTAGCAACAACACGCTTCCCTACAATCGGATTAACCAGCTCTTTCTTTTCAAATTTGATGTAAGAAGGGTTGTTATATACCCATTGTTCCCCACCAAGATTTAACCATCCGTCTTTTTCACCCCACACTTGGTATGCTTCCGGTTTGTTTAGTTGACGAATAACAGAATAGCTTGCATCTGGGCCTTTGCGTAGATTTATATTATTACCTTGAATGTATGCAACTCCTTCAACATTTGCAGTTGGTTTTTCGGCTGGTTTAGATGGTTTTTCCGGAACAGAAACGTCCACATTAGAGTTATTGTATGCCCGTTGTACATCTGCTCTGAATTGCGCTTCAGAAACGCCATGACTACGCAAATAATCTAATGGATCTTCATGATCTGTTCCTCCAAGATACTTCGTTACATCATAGTGAGTCCACAATCCTTTTTCTACAGATAGATTGTTATCTTTTAAGATTTTAGCTAATAATTTAACGTACTTCTCATATGAACGTTTAAATTTTCCATAGTCTGCGGTTTCGCAAAGCTCCACATGTACAAATCGTTTATTCGCACCTGATCCAGCGCCGTAAGCAATGTATTTTGTATCAGCAATTTGAATTGTTTCGTTCCAATCGACTGCATAATGAACGAAAGCGGAACGCCATGTACGAGACTCATACTTTTGGATATTAATAGCCGGAGCTTCTGGTGTTGCTGTACTATGCGCCACAACGCCTTCATACGCTCCTACTCCGCCACGATACGGTGTTTTAGGCAAACCATCGATAATAAGTGTTCTATCAGCAAAAGCCCCTGTAGAAAAGCTGAACAAAAGCAATAGCGTCATAAATAAAGAGGAAACGAGTTTAATTGATTTTTTCATATTATTTCTCACCTTTCGTTCCAAGAATTTGTTTGATTTCTGATACATCTTTAGATAGGGAACCGAATGCTTCAGCTTGCTTTGTAATAACTGCTTGGTTTTCTGTAATTGTCTGTTGATACTTGTCTTCACGCTCCTTATTTTCTTGGCGTGTCGCGTCTAATAACTCCTTACTTTCCTTTCTTGTCGAGAATAAAAGCCAAACAAAAAGAGCGCCAAAAGCGCCCTGTGATAGCATTACATTGAAAATTTGTTCTTCCATCGTTAATCTCTCCTTTTTTGGCAATAAAAAAAGACCAGCTTACGGCTGCTCTGTTTGCGCTATATTTTCAGTTGTTGGTGTTTCTTGTAGTGAATTTTTACCTGTAAGTTTGAAATAATCCTCTGCACAAATATTCTTTTTTGCAAATCCCATATCTAGCTCATAAAGTCTTGCACCACGTCCACACAATTCACATCTTGTAGCAATCCTAAAACAAATTGTTCCATCAGAAACCTCTCTCCACACCTCAACCTTACTTGTTTCATTGGGAATACCTGCGTTATTTAACATGTCAGCAGGTATTTGAATGAAAATTCCAGTATCAGTTCGTTTTGCATCCACTATCCTTCCCATGAAAGGAAACGTCTCCCCTGCTTGTAATGGCATCATAAAATTATCATCCATATCTTGTTCTTCCTTTCTATCCTAATGCATTAAAATGCCAACCATTTGAATTATTGACGTAAAATCCTATACCGCGGTTACCGTCCGTAAAACGAATATGTCCCCATTGTTGATTTGCATTTCCTCCCAAGTTAATACCTTGTGTAGCTCTAATGTAGTTTTGGAATTTCACATCCTTTTCCGCCTGTATATCGAATGTTTGCCCGTCTGCTGATGGACCTATGGTATTATTTATGCCGCCTATCGCAATCATGTTGAAAGGCTGAATGCCATCTGCTCTTTCTGCCGCTGCTCTATCCCAATCGTACATAGATGCATATTTGCCACTAACTAAGGTTACACCTGATACACAAACTGCCGTTCCTTGTCTAATGTCGGCATCCGCAGACTCTACTTTTATAACAACAGCGTGCTCATGCGGCTTATAGTTATCTGGCACTGTAAAAGTGAACGATCTACGCTGAATGTCACCATAGTAAGTGCTAGGTGCATCGAATGAAAGTTTTGTTTCCTGCCATATGTCATAATGAATATTATCTCTATACGTCACATAACAAACGTGTAGCTGTGGTTTAGCTGTTACCCTACTTCCATTTATCATAGCGCAACGGAAGTGTGCTGATAATGTATAAACATTACCTGGGTGTATTCCGTTTTTAACAGTGGTTTCAGGATAGTTATACATATCTACTCGTGCTGCATTCACCATTTGTTCATAATCAAATACGGTTATATTTTTTTCGATAACTACATTGCCATTGGACCTCCACGGCAAACCGTATCCACCCTCAAATCCCGAATAATCAGTGTTCCCGATGTTTTTCTTTGTAACACTAGAAAAATCATGGTCTGCTATTAGATTTCGTTTTGATATAACAGTCGTTTTCATTCCCCGTTCATCTTCGAATAAGAAATCAAGCATTTTGACTGTTACACCATTTTTATCAATGGTAATCTTATCGCCACGGACTGAAATGAAATTCGTATCGATTCCTTCTGCTGTCAGCCATTTTACAATTGTATCGGCATTGATATTTAATTTTGCAACATCAATCGTAATCTTCTCAGCAGTTTGGTTAATAGCTGAAATGATATCGCCTTTTCGGACTGTACTAGTAATCTCTTTTTCTGTAACTTGCAAACGACCTTCCATTTCTTTCACATAAGTATCTTTTGCGAAAGTACCGTCTGCTTCTTCTCTTAGATAAACTTCTGATTTCTTTGCTGATAATAAAATACCGTCTGCATTCGCTTTTATATCTCTTTGTAGTTCTGTTACTTTCTTGTTATAATCAGCGGTTGCTACCTTATCTGCTATGTCATCCATGATTTTATCTCTATTAACCATGTCGTTTGGATTTTCGATGAAAGAACTTGCCTTAGTTGCTTTCTGTAACATAGGATGGGCCATCCACAAAGTGCCGTTTCGAATAACATATGCTCTAAATGCCACTTGAACTGCATCGGGAGGAGCTATTTTTGTGAATTCTTGTCTTATCCAAGTATCGTTAGCTAGTGTAAAATCGTTGACTCCTGCGTCTAGTTGCGTTCCATCGGTTTTCCAAAAGACAGCAACCATACGTATTTTCTGACCTTCGTGTTCAGCTATATTTTTAGTTTTAAAATAAGCTGATACAACAACATTTTCCCCAGCAGTAACAGGCACTCTATTAGAAGTTATATTTCGATACATATTGGATGTATTGCCACTCACGGAAAGTTTAAGAGACGAATCGCCCCAGTGGGTTTCAGTATTATCAACAAAGAACGAAACGGCACTAGACCAATATTTTGTACCTTGTGTGAAACGAGTGTTACGAAGTTCATTCGTTACCCCAATTCCACCCACATAATCCTCAACTTGTTTAATATCGATTTTAGCTTCAAGCTTTTGTGAAGTCTGTTCAATTTTATTGTTAGCTTCTAAAATTTGTTTCCCTTGATCTGTTGTTGTTACAGTTAATTGTTTTACATTGTTGCTCATACCGTTCATATCGTTTTTGATTTCGGCCGTTCGTTCATCAAGATTCTTTACATCTTTTCCGTAATCGGGGATAAGCAGTTCCCATTCCACACCATTCCATTTTTTCAAAATACCTGGCTTACCATTACTAATATCAAGCCAAAGTGTTTTACCTGATTCTAATCCTGTATTAGGTGCTGTTGCGTTTTCAATAATGGAAGTTTGATAATTCTTTAGATTCTCTTGTACTTTTTCCGCTAGTTCCTTAGCTTCTTGAGATTCTTTTTGAGCATTATTAGCTGTTTCTGATGTTTCTTTAACAAGTTTATCTAGCTGATCCAGCAATTCTTGTTTATCACCTAATGAAGCAAGAACTTTGTTATACAACTTTCTTAATTCCTCATTTGGATCCACAATTTCACGATAATCACCAAATACGTATTTATCTTGCGATGGATCAGTGAAGGACTCGTCACCAGCGATTGCACGTGCTTCAAGATATAATTTAGATGTGAACCCTGTATCTTTGATACGGATTGTATCGCCTTCATTAATCAACTCGTGAGCTAGTCCAAAAACTCGCCCTATACTTTGCGCTTGCACTTCATAAGAAACAGATGTATTAACACGTTTTGCTAGTTCTGTTTTCATAAGAGTCATTAAACGTTGTGGCGTTATATCTTGTTCTGTCTCTGGAGTATAGAAACCGAATTTATGCTGACCTTTTTCATTCCAACGCTGAAATGCATCGTTATCTACGATATACGTCAAACCGTTATTGATACTCTCAACTGTAATTATCTTATCTCCTTCACCTTTAACGAATCCCATAAGCGCTGTACAGATATTTTGAGAGTTTTCAATGCGTTTGATTCCCATTAAATCTTTACCTAGAGTTACTTCTTTACCTGTTTCTCGACCACGCTTCTTAACCATATCCACATAACGACCAACAATTTGATTACCAAGAACTTCAGCGCGATATTGAATTTCTAATTCGAATAAAGAAGCAATCTTTTTCAAGAAACTCAATGGATCAATGTATTCATCAATTGTCATTGAGTGGAATCCGGCATAGTCTAAATTTCCTTTTTCCCACTTCATACCTTCAAGAGCTATATCCACCATTTCAATTACTGTCTTGCCTTCTATTTTTTGTGGAGGAATATAATTTGCTTTTCCAAGTGAAATCCATTCACCAGATGCATAAACAGTAACTGATCGATCATTTGAATTTTTTTCTATTTCTGTGATCACATAAGGAACGATACGTCCGTCACGAACTTCCTTTAAAACTAAATTTTGTTGCATAAGTGTTGCTGCATGATCGGTGTTATCAAACACCTTGAAGTCCAATCTATCAACATTATTTTTGATTTCCCAATGTCGCTTATCGTCCCAATAATCTTTAGATTGGATGGCAGAAACGATTTGTTCTGTTTGAAAATCGATAACATGAAGTGTTCCGCTAGGTATCCTCATCTATATCTCTCCCTATATGTCACCTTTGCTTTCCCAATATTTGAAGGCATAATTTCTAGTGTGTTTAGTCCTTTGTTTATAACCGGAAAATCACTAAAAATATCTTTTAGATTAATAGCATTTTTACCGTTTATCGTTACAAGGCTTCGCTCTGTATCAATGACTATTTTGTCCCCAACATCAAAAATATAAGGAGGATTACTTTGCGTATTCATGTTAACTTTCCAAATCTTTAAATCATCGATGCTCATATTTTGTGAGAACATGTTATTAGAAAACTGGCAAATGCTAATCTGTACCTGGGCAACTGGATTCATGTTTTCATTCTTTTCATCAACGAATACTACAAATCTTTCTGAATCATCAATTTCAGTCCCATCTTGGAATCTTGAGATATACGCTTCCCATCTATTTCCCGTACGGGCTAACCACAGCCTTCCACGATATTGATTCCATGTGTTAGGATGATCGCCAGATTCATTAATCAAAACTTGGCTACCAGGCTTTGTATTATTACCAAGCTTCGCAAAACCTGTATTTTGTTCTGCCTGCCAATGTACATCGTTCATAGAAATACGAGCTACATATTGACTACTTGCATCCAAAAGACCTATTTCCACACGCCCCATTTGGTCCCAATGCAGACTTTTTAACCCTATGTAAGCTTGCATGATGAAGTCTTGTAATGGGCCTTGTGGAATGTTCTTTTTAGCAATAGCACCGTGCCATCCTTTTACTGTAGGCTCGCCTAAGTACTCTGGTACTAATCTAGTGCCACCGTCTACTTTAAATTTCCCTCCACCTGTCATATCTTCACTTTTAGAAACGTCAGTCCATCCTACTGTGGTAGACATTTCATCCCACATCACACGTTGATTCCTCTCGATAGGAATTTGATCTGCTTTAAGTGGATATCCAATACGGAAATAAATCCTATTCCAGACATCCGCGAATGTAGAAGGTTTTTCTACTTCTATTTCAATAATAGGATTTGATTCTACACTACCTTTATTTTGAACATTAGCTATCAACCCTCGACCATCCAATTTAAAATCTACTGTTTGAGTCGGGCCAAGTTTATAAGGCATCGGACAAATGAATTTCAAAGTACCCTTACCAAGAGTTACAAATTCATCAGGATCAAAACCTTCATCAATAACAGCTAGATAAGTTCGATCAGGAGTTACGTCAAAGATTAATTCAACAGCTTCTTCTGTAATTAACCAAGCTGCTATTTCTTCTTTTAATGTTTCTAAATCTGCACCATCTGGCACAATAATTCCAACTGGAACAGGTAAAACACGCATTTCTGTTTGTGTGTTTAATAATCTAGCACCAGGATAATTAGGCACTTGTAATAAATTTCTTTTTAACGGTGCCCATGCTGGTCTTTTCCATCCGTTTTCTATTTGAATAAAATCTTTGCGTTCTTTGTTAAATGTAAAAGAACTCACTTTAACACCCCATTTCTTTATAAAATAAAAGAAACCCAAACCTAAAAGTCCGAGTTTCTTCTTTCTTCTCTATCTTGATATTCCGTTGTATATCGATAAGTACCACGCGCTACATCTCTACCTTCTAAGATTACAGGCACTTCAACTACTAAATCACCACTAAGCGTCGGAATTACTCCATTACCGCCAGATGATCCTGACGAATAATTAAACACTTGATTTGCACTACTACTTGTCATAGCTTGTTTACTATTTGACATATTTCCATATACACCACTCATAACAGTTTTTAATCCTGATAACTGGCTCATAGAACTATCCATCATGCGACTCATATCACCCATTAATTGACTCATAGATCCGGTAGTACCAATCATAGTTTTAGCAATACCTTCACCAATATCTCCAAGTGTCTTCTTATTAAGGGGAAGCACCGCTTCTCGTCCCGCTTCTCCTGCGCCTTGCAAGTTTCCGCCATTCATTCCGAATATTGTAGGCTTAGTGAAGATACCACCTTTTGCATACCAATCCACATTTATTCCAGATGGAAACGTGATATCTTGTCCTAAAACTGATTTTGTGCTAGTTTGCAGACTAAAGTGTGGAAGAGGTGGCATTTCTGGTTTTGGAATTTTTAACTTCAAGTCACTAAAGAATCCCTTAATCTTCCCAATAAATTTTTCTATACTGTCAACTGCATCTTTAATTGGATCAACGATAAATCGCTTTGCTGCTTCGAATTTTTCCATTGCAGCATTTTTCACAGAGTCAAATTTATCTTTTGCTGTATTATACATCTCACTGAATTTTTCTTTCGTACTATTATAGGCGTCACGAATCGGATCAATAATATATGTTTTCGTTGCATTCCAAGCTGAGAGAGTAGCAGTTTTTATAGTATCCCAATGCTCTAAAATCCAATCTTTCAAATCACCAAATTGTTGCTTCGCCCAATTATACGCTTGAGTAATTGGATCAATGATGTATTGTTTAATAAGATTCCATGCTGTTAGTGTATAGGATTGTATAGTTTCCCAGTTTTTAAGTATCCAATTTGCTAAATCACTAAGTTTTTCTATCGTTGTATTCCACAATTCTTGAACTGGTTGAATAACATACTGTTTTACCAGATTCCATCCTGCCAGCGTCAAAGATTTAACAAGCTCCCATTGTGTACCTAGCCAGTTAACTAAATCTCCAATTTGTGTACTTACCCAATTGTAAGCTTCTTGAATTGGTTGAATGATATATTGACTTATTGCCGCCCAAGCAATTTGCACTCCAGCTTGAATAAGTAACCAACCTGCTTCTAAAACTGTCGAAATCAATGAAATGATAGGGTCTAAAAAAGTAACAATCGCATTCCAAGTATCTTGCCAAGTTTGCGTTAGCATGCCCCACAATTCGGATGCCGTTGCAACTAAAGACGACCACCAAGAGGAAGCCGTTTCAACAATTCCAGACCATAAACTACTAAAAAATTCGCCTATTGGATCAAAGAAACTATGCATCATTTCTGTGAATGAAGCCCAAGCTCCAGAAAAGAATTCAACAATAGAATTCCATGCATTACTCCACACCTCACCTATACCTGTCCATAAATCACTAAAAAATTGACCAATGGGATCAAAAAACTCATGCATCGTTTCTAAAAATGAAGACCAGGCTTCACTACAGGATTGGGTTATACCATCCCAAAGCCCTACAAAATATTCTTTAATAGAATCCCATATTTCTATTGTCCATTTTTTAATATCGTCCCAGTTTTTGTAAATGGCAACACCTAAAGCGACAACAGCGGCTATAATCACAGCAAAAAGGGCTATCCATCCCGTCATGGCTAACCCTATTGTTGATATAGTGACGACTATAGGAGCTAAGGCCATAAACGCTCCTGTGATTACGCCAATAGCTACTGCAATAGCCGCTAATGTTGCTGCTAATTGAGGATTATTCGAAATCCATTCAGCAAATTTAGAAACAAGATCAGCCACAACTGACAACACAGGTTGGAGAGCAACTTGTAAATCTTGCATAGCTTTTTGGAATTTTACAGCTGGGTTTGCATCCATTTTCTTTATTGATTCATTCAGTTTTTCCTGGTTCTTATTGAAATCAACTGTTTTTTCTTTTGCACCTAGTAAAGTATTAATAATGTTTTGCCCTTGATCTTCGTACATTGTACCGAACAGTTTTACCCCTAATTCGTTACGCTTCGTTTCATTTTCAACCTCGGATAACGCTTGAGCAATATCAGTCATAGCGGCTGAACCTTCTTTACCGCCATTAGCTACAGCTTGCCCCCATTTTTGCAATTGTTCAGCTGAGATATTAGTACCTTCTAGCGTTTCCTTCATAGCCTTATCGACACCTTGACCAAATTCAGCGGCTTTAATACGACCTTCTTTCAGTCCATCTAAGAGATTATCAATATTCCAAGTACCTGTTTCAACGCCAGCTTCCATAATCGCTTGCACTTCTTCAGCATTATACCCAGCGCGAGTTAGTTGCCCACCGTATTCAGCAATAATGTCCAGTTGTTCTGGGGGAAAACCTATTTTTAGCAAGGCATCTGTTAATCCAAGTGCGCCTTCTTGCGTAATACCTAATTCATTTTTGATTTCATTGGTTTCTTGTATTAATTCCGTAAAATCAATACCTTCATAAGATTTAGCAATAACAGCTGCATTTTTTATAAAAGAAGCATTTGCTGCATCACTAATATCTTTATTTAATGCCCATTGTCGCCTTACACCTTCAAGTGCTTCTTCTGCATCTAACCCATATGCTGAAATTCCTCTTACAGCTTCCTCTACTGATTTTTTCGAAGACTCAGGAACATCAAAACTAATATCAATTTTTGTTTTTAATTTAGACATGTCCATGGCTTTTTCAACGGCCGTTGCGATACCACCACCAGCTGCCATACCACCAATGACATTTTCTAATCCTATTTTAAGACCTTCAAATTTTTTCTCTGTTCTATCTGCTTCTTGTTGTAAATCTCTTAAATCATTCCGTACTTGTTGAATTGAATTTCCAGCATCCACAGATCGAAGCGCACGTTGTAATTTTTCAATATCCGCTTCTGCCCCTAACGCTTCTCGTCCGATAATTCCAATCGCTTGTTCTAACTGCCTACTTGTAGCTGTACCACTTTTAATTGCATTTACAAGACGATTACCTAATGCTCCTGCAAAGTCATCCACACTTTTGCCTGTAGCACTAAACAACGTTTCTAATTGTCTTGTTGAACTTGCTACATTTTCTTGTTCAGCTTTCATGTTTCCGAGCTTATTCTTCAGACCATCAAGTGACCCTTGTGTAAATTCAATTTCACGCCTAAACGCGCGGTACTGTTCTTCAGAAATCTTTCCGTTTTGAAATTGTGCTTGAACTTGTTGTTCTGCTGCTTTCAATTTATCTAGCTTTTCAGTTGTATTTTCAATTTGTTGAGTCAATAACTTTTGCTTTTGAGCTAAAGCTTCAACATTACCAGGATCGAATTTCAAAAGACGTTCAACGTCTTTAAGTTCTTTAGTTAAATCATTACTGCGCTTATTAACATCTTTTAAAGCATTTTGAAGCGGCTCAGTATTACCACCAATTTCAATCGTAATCCCTTTAATTCTTCCTGCCATATTCTCACCCCTTTCTTAGAAATTGTTAAAGTCTTTTTGAGTCGCTTTTCTTACTTTGTCTTTTGATGGGTTTTCCATTTCAGCAAATTCAGCAATATAATCAAAGCAATCACCAATAGTCATTTCTTCTAAATCGCCATGTGTTAATTTCGCTTTATAACAAAGAGCAAGGAACGTATCGGTTGTTAATTCTTCATCACCGAAAGCTCCTTGCTCTTCATCATTTTCTGTTATTTTTTTTTTGCTCCCATAGTGACTTGAATCAAATCCATGATTTCTGGCATGATTTCTTCAATAGGGAATTCTTCAAATCCATCTAGCCACACCATAGGGTCGGGAATACTTTGATCAGCCGTTTTAGCGAATAACCAAGTCAAATCATAGATAAGCTCAAAATCCACTTTACTTAAATCGACATTAGACATATCAATAGGTTGTTGTGAACCATCTGGTGAAGTTAATGCATTAATTGCCCCTAACCCCATCATATCCGCAAACAAATTGCGTCTAAATTGCGCTTTATAACGTTTAACTATTGCCGCTGTACTTTTCAATCGAACTTGTTTGCCATCTATAGTAATTGTCTTTTCCATCTAATTACGCCCCCTGTGGTGCTGCTGTTTTTACATACACTTTTTTGTACCAGTCATTGTAAATCGCTTGTGTTGTTTTAGAAGTTGTTTTTGTTTTAACCATTGGTCTGCCGCCAGGTGCTAAAACAATTGGACTAGAAACGAATTTCAGTTCATTTGTGTTCGGTTCAGCAGAATTTGTTTTTGTTTTAGATGCAATTGTTGGACGACTTGCTGCACAGTTATACATAACATGTCGAGTTGCGTTCACATCACCATCAAACTCAAATAATAATGCGAATGGTTTCCCTTTAGCATCAGCCAATTCGTTTAATACGCCATCTGTTTCATCTAACTGTTCCCCTAACGCATCGATAGCGAATTGCTCAGGAATTGTGGCAATATTTAACGTTCCGTCGTAACCTTGGTTATTACTTGCTGCATAATAAAGCATGTCATCCGCATAGAATTCAATTAAATCACCACGTGGTTCAAACGTTAATTCAACCCCACCTGGCATTGGGATTGGTGTACCAAACTTCACTAAAAAATCTTGAACATCATATGGAACATAATGTACATTCTTCAGACCAAACGTAACTTTATTTTCTTTATTCATTTACATCAACCTCGTTTCATAAATTTTTTGATACATTTTTTCAGATTCAATAAAAGCCCCATACGAGTCATAAGTAATTTCATGATCGTCTAGGACTTTTTCAAGTTTGGCTTCTGCAACTAAGTCTTTTTTAATTGTGTAAAGCTCTATATTTAAGTCATTTATCTTGTGATAGACCTTGTTATCAGCCATTAAATTTGCTGATCCGTCCACAAGGAAACAAATATAAGGTGGCGCTGGAACTGGATTACTTGGCGTTGCTGTGAAATGCGAATAAGCCACAGGGTAACCTGTAGCTTCAAGAATTTTTGTTAATTCACCTAATGTCATTGCTGAACCGTCCTTTCGATACGTCTTGGCAATTCATCAATTACATACTCTTCAACTGGGAGAATATGCACTTGTGCTGGTACTCGACCGCCACCGACTTTCGCATGTCCTTTTTCTAAAAGATGTGTTAATTGTCCTTTTGTATTATGAAGAACAACGCCCTTCCCTTCTTTTTTCTTACGCCACCCTTTACGATAATCACCTGTTTTTTTAGGACTACCTTGCTTTAGTTTATCTACAGCGATATCTCCTATTTCATCGATTTCATTTTCCAATTCTTCTTCCACAACATTTGCATATCTTTGTAATTCTCTAGCAATCTCACTCGCAAAATCGTTCATACTAAACATGCTCCTTTGCGATAATAGTCAATGTTTGATATATTTCATCATCATTCATTGGCGGTTCGATGATATCGAAGGTTCTAAGTCGTGTTTTATCCTTCAAAATAATTCGCATTAATTCTGTAATACCTGATGTATAAGGAATTACAAACCGATAAATTCGTGTGGCCTGTGAAACTGAAGCTTCAATATACTCAGAACCTTTTACCGTTTTTATCATCGCCCAAGCTTTTTTTACTTCCTGCCAATCCCCTGTTTCAACTTCTTGATTCAATTCATCTTTTATTACTACAGGTTGTTTAATGATAATTCGATTCCTAAAATCACCTGTATTCAGTGGTTTTTTGTATTGAAAAGGACGCATTTTAATCACCGTCCAGTTTAATTTCTTCTAAAGCTTTTGCAATGCCAAAGCTATTAATTTCAGTTAAAAAATTTTCAGCAAAATACTCTAGTGCATCATTATAAACGTAACGAGAACGCTCAAAAACTATTTCTTTGAACGTCTCGTCTTCATTTATGTTATATGCTCCACAGTCTTTTATTAAAGCTTTATTGGATGCAAAAAGGATACGTCTTAGGTTATCATCTTCATCATCACCTAATCGCATCCTATCTTTAAATTCTTGTAATATTTCATTTGAGATTACTGTTTCCATTCAAATCACCCTTGAGCTGGTGGAGTTGGTGTTTCTTCAATCTTCAATGTATAAACTTGAGATGTATATTTATCTTTTGGCTTACCTGTAGCAAATTGTTTAGCGATATAAACTGTTGCATCTTCTAATGCTAGAGTTTCTTCGAACTTTTTAATAGGTTCTGTGCCGCCCATTGCTGCAACATACTGACCTTTAACAAAGAATAATACTTTTCCTTGAGGTACAAACACCGATTCCGTAAGGATTGGATTAAATGGCAAGCTTGTCACATATGCTCCAGCTGAATTTTGAATTGTCGCGTTTGCTTGAATATCAAAAGTATCAAATGGGTTTGTTACCATGACTACTTTTCCAGCAATATTTTTTGGTCTATCTGCATCTGAACCATCAGCATTTAATTTTTTAGCTAGTAATTTAACTACACCTTTTAGTTCATTGATTGTTTTACGACCTGGTTCAAACGTTAAAGTACCCACTGGCTTTTTATCTGGATATACTCCATTCGTAACACTTCCACTTGGATCTTTTAATAGTCCAATAGGTTCGTTTTTACCTGTACCAGCAACAAATCCACGTTCTAATCCGACTTTCATCGCTTCTGTAATCATTGTACGAACGTATCTTTCAACCCAAACAGGCCCAAGCTTTAGCATGTCATTTGCTAATGGGATAAACGCTGTTAATTTAAGTTGTGAAATACTATCTTTACGGAATGTAGCATTTAGTTGTCCTTTAATACCATCAAATAATGGTCCCCACACTGCTGCACCTTCTGGGTCTCCGTAAATAAATTCTGTTACAGCCCCTAGATTCTCTAAACCAATATGTTGCAAGAAAGGATGATCTTCAACTAAATCATCAAAAATACGTTCTTGAGTTGTTTTAGGTAAAGTTTCAGTAGACTTAAATCCACCTTCTTCTACAACTGCATTAAAGAACTTCATTTCTTCACTTGTTAATACATTAGCGCCACGAGACTGCATAATAGAACGATCTACCATAGATTCATTTACTTGATTTAAGATGTCTGAACGAACATCTGTAGCAAGTGCTTCAATCATGGAATTTAATGCTGCAGATTGCTCTTCTGGTGTACCTTCCTGTGTCGCTTTCGCAAAAGCTAGTTTCTTTTCTTCAAAGTTATTAAATTTAATTACCATCTTTTATTTTCCTCCTAATTTTAAAAAGAGCGTACTCAAATTCTGTTTTGTATTAACAGACTTTTGAATAGGCTCTTTTGGTTTTGGTTCTGTATTAGTTTGTAAATCATTCAGGATTTCATTTTTTAATCCTGATAACGCAGTGTTTAAATCTTCTTTTGTAATGCCTTCTGCTTTCCCCTTATTAAGTGTTCCATTTCTAAAACCATCGATTACTTTCTGTGGAATCATAGAGGAAACGGCACTTGAAGCGGTTATTTTAACTGGATTATCCATAAACATGATTTCATCCACAAAATTATTTTCTAATGCTTGTTGTGGACCCATCCAGGTTTCTTCAGCCATCATATTAAGTAGTTCTTCTTCTGATTTACCACTCTTAATGACATAGGCATTTACGATTGCTCGATCCGTCGTTTTCAGCATCTCAGCCGCCTTTGACATATCACGATGATCTCCACCACTCCACATAGAAGCGTTATGAATCATGATTTGTGCCGTTGGTGAAATTCGAACTTTATCACCAGCCATTGCAATAACAGAAGCCGCGCTTGCAGCCAAACCAACAATTTGAACTTCTACATTACCTGGATAATTTTTTAATGCTGTATAAATCTCTGATCCTTCGTGTACATAACCACCAGGACTATTAATCGATACAATTAAATCATCACCATTGGCATTAGTTAGTTCTTTTGCAACCATTCCTGGACTTGTTGCATCCATTTCAAACCATTCATAAATCCAAGCTTCATCACTAGAAATGATTGGTCCTTTAATATCAAGATTTACCGTCATTTTCTTTCTCACCTCCTTCAGATTCATCTAGTTTCGTATAGTTTTTCGTAATGTGATGGATATTTAAGTTCGGATCATCCGAATCTTCATAATCTACTTCTGATCGAATTTCATTTCCTGTAAATGCACTTGAAGAAATGAGCTTATCAATACTTACTGCAAGGTCAAATATACTTTGATAGGAAACGGCCTTAACCTCAATCTTTTGTCCTGAAAGATATTCACTCATTTCAAAGAATTTAACATTCGCTTCATCAGATAACTTTTTTAATAATGGTTTTACTGTGAAAAGCATGTAATTTTTCGTTTGCTTCTCTACATCAGCCATTTCTCCATATAATAAAGCTGTTGGAATACCGATAGCTATTGCTACTTGATTTAAAAAACCATTCGTTACTTTGTTTATCTCTTCCACACTAGGACCATTAGTGGACCCATTATATACTTCGTCGTACTTTATCCCTTTTTGTTGTGGAACAATAGCTATATCTTTAGTACCAATGGCTTTATACATGTTGTCTATAAACTCTTGTAACTTCGCTATTTGCTCTTCTGTTTTGGCACCAATCATGTCCATATCAACTGTGCCACGAACTTGATTTTTACGCTTTTGAGAGTTTAATATCCTACCAAATAAGTCTCCGTAATCTGCAAATAAACCATCAATAAGCGGAGATAATTTATCATTTCGATACTTTAAATGGATAACTTCGCTTTGCTTAAAACTTCTCTTAAACGTGTAATCTTTTACTATTACATCGGTAAAAGTATCTTCAAACACAGCATATTCATTATGTTGAAATCCATCGGCAATAAGTAAATCACCATCATCTGCTTGTATAACTAAGCATTCATTATCATAAATAAGTTTACGAATAAACCTTTCCCAGAAAGTGCTTGCTGTCATATTCTTATTTGGTCTAACGTTTAAGCGATAATAAAGCTCATTCCTCTCAAATGCCTTACCGTTTCTTACCCTGAATTCAGATTGACTAATCGTCCTTCCTAAGAATGATACGCATGTATCGATTGCTAATCGTTTCATATGAACCCTATTTGCTGTATCAGCAATCAAATCCAGATCGAGCATAAATTCCAGCTCTTTATTTCTTTTAAATACGGAACCTAACCATCCAATGGTCATCACCCCCTTTATTAGAATTTGATATTGCCTATGATGAAGTCCGTTGATTCTTGTATTTCGTCCGCTCGATAAAGAGCATGGACAAAACACTGGAATCCATCGGTTTTTCTACGAACTGGCTCTTTCTTTTCGTATATTTTGTTACCATCACCCTTGATAACAACCAATACATTTTGCGTATACCAGCGCATTAGAGGATTATCATCAAAAATAATTTGTTTATTTGCAAATGCCATTTCAATACGTGGAGCTAGTAAACTATGAATTGCTTTTGGATTTCGTATAACTTCTATTTCAAATCCTTCCGCAACTAATAAAGGCCTTATTGCTTCCATACGGAAATTATCAGCTATAATCTTTTTAATTCCATATTGCTCACGCATTTCTACAAACCAATCAACAATATGTTGAGGATTGATTGTTGGTTCGTCCACAACTGTTAGTAAGCCTTGTTCTTCCCATTCTTTTATTGGAGCAAATTTCTGTTTTTTAAACTCACCAGCTTTTTTAGAATATCCATAATAGATATCAACAAATTCCTTTCGTACAAAGGAATGAGTTTTAAAAATATACTCACCATTTTGTCTAAATAAAAGACCACATGCTGCAAAATCTCGAATACTCGCAAAGTCTAATGCTCCTATACATTCTTGAGCATACAAATTAGGGAATGGACGATTTGTAGCAAGAATTTCTGACCATTTTGCAACGGAACGTTCTAAATTTGTAACCGGTAAGTTCATACGCTTCGTCATGAACTCTTCTCGGTTACTTGGATCATCTTCTAAATCTTCATATTCTTCCTTTATCGTTTCAAGTAAGCCTTCAGCATACTCACTTAACGGCTGAGATAACATTGGATTCGCCATTTCCCAATTATCGATATCATCGACTTCTTTTTCATCGTTTAATTTACAGATGAAAGGAAAAAGAGCATTAGGACGCGCTTCACCATTTAAAACTTTCATTGCCTTTTCTTTTAATTTATCTAAAAATCCATCTCTTACATATCCATCTGTACCAATGTAAAATTCACGTGGATTTTTCTTTTTTCCCAAGCCGCTGATGTGGACGCGGACATCTTTATTGCTTTCATATTGATGGACTTCATCAAACATTACAGCACCATCACGAAGACCATCTTTTGTATCTCCGTTTGATGTCCTAAACTTCACTACACTTCCAGTCGATTTCGAAATGGTTTGTGTTAATGTTGTTTTAAAAGCCCTTTGTAAAACTTCATTTCTTTTAATACATTTATGAATCTCATCTGGGCTTGTTTTTGCTTGCTCTTCACTGTTTGCGACAACGGAAATGTTATATTCGGGAATACCATGTAATTCACTTATTAAAAAGTGAAGAATAACTGTCATTAAACCGTTCTTACCGCCGCCACGCCCTAGCATCCACAAGAATTTCCGATAAAATACGCGGCCATTTTTCTTGTAAAATAAAAAGACGAATGCTATTAAGAATTTCTGAAAAGATTGTAATGGAAAGTACCACTTCTCACCAAAGCGGATACACTTCTCAATCATTTCATCGTCAAAATACAAATCGTCTCTGTTCAAAACATATTTTTCTAGATATTCAATTAACAATTCTCTTTCTTTATTGAACTTTACTTTTCCACTTCGATAAAGTCCAATGTATTCTTCCACATACTTTTGCTTAATCATGTTAGATCACTTTCACTATAACCTGACTTAGGAACGTTAGCTTTAACAACAAATTTTATATCTCTTCCTAACGCAATTAAAGAACTGTTAATTTTATTCCTCTCACTTATAAGAGGGTGGGCTTTAACAAAAACTTGAGAACCATTTTTTACTGTTACGGACTCGCCTTCTTTATTAATAGTTTTATTTATTTTTCTAAATGCTTTGACAAGATCAATGTACCTTTCTACCTTTTCAACTTCGACTAAATCTTCAATATCAATACTGTTCATAAGCTGTTCTTTTAACTTTACGATACTAACAGCCATCTACCCACCCCCCTTACGTGCGTAATTTCGAAAAAAACCTGACAGTTAACCCCCTCCTCCGGTGCCCCTTAGACGAAAAAAGAGTGAAAATAAATAAGGGGGGGTATCATTTCAAGATTACTAATTGAAGTTTTACCTTTGACAATATATCCTGGTAATTATTTTTATATTTAATCGAACTCGCGACACCTTTTGTTATATTATATTTTTTCATAACATCAAACATCTTCATGTGTTCGACCCAGAAATCATAATATATATTGATAACTGTACGACTATCTAACCTTGGGCTTAATCCATTATCAATAGCGTGCCTAGCATTCTCTTTAGGTGTTACCCATTCTAAATTCTCCACATGGTTATTAAGTTTGTTCCCATCTTTATGATTTATCTCTGGTTTGTTTTCTGGATTAGAAATAAAATAAAGCCCAACCAATCGGTGGACTTTGTAATGTCTTTTATTTAGTTTAATTCTCAAGTACTTCCCATCATGCAATTCTAATTTTAATATCCTTTTAGTTCTTCGGTTTCTAATCCTACCATGATTAGATATCTCATAATTATGCCCTTCGATTCGCTTCCATATCTCCAAGATGCTCACCACTTCTCATCATGTTCCCATTTATTCTGTTTCTTTTTGAATGTTCTACCGTGTTCTTTATTATGGCAATCCACACAGATTGTTTCTAGATTATCTATTTCTAATGCAAGTTCTGGATGATGTTCAAGTTCTTTTATATGATGGACAACGAGCTGTATCTTCTTACGCTTTGCACTCTCACTGTATTCATTGGTGTCCACACGAACACGACCGTTACGTTTACATTCTTGACACTCATAGTTGTCACGCTTCTTTACTTGCTCGCGTATACTCTTCCACTCACCACTGTCATAGAACTTACGCTTCTGTTGTTTGGTTTTATATTCATTCATCCGTCTTTACCCAACGTTGCTGATTCTCTCTATCTCTTTCCAGTAATTCTTTTATTGGTGTTTGTTTTATATATTCTAAAGAATAAAGCATATGATTCTGTCCATACAGCTTATAATACTTGAATCGATTAACATCTATCCCAGCCTTCTTGTACGCTTTCTCATGTGGTTTAAGGTATTTGTTATAGGCTTTCTTATCAATAGGTATAAGACTAAGTAGAGTAACCTTGCCGTTTAAAACGTTATCCATCTATCCTCACCCCTCATCAATCTACTTCCTTTGCCTTAATGAATTGAATCATAAGTAGTAAACATAGTGACATTCCTACACAATATCCGACGAAGCAACCTAACCAAAACATTCAATCACTCCTTAATTGCTAACGGTTTAATCAAAACTGTTTCGCTCGAATTTCTTCTCGTGTGACTTTATTAATTTGATTTGCTATTGTTCTACCGTCTAAAACAGTATCGAATTGAATTAATGTTTCACTCTTTCCTTTAAACTTGTCCATAACCTTTTCTAACTTCTCCAATGCAAACACACATTCATTAGCAGCTTCCGTTACTTCTTTAATTCTTTCTAATGCTTCAGTTGTATCAGCATTTACTTGAATTTTTGGTCCCTTATTTTTACTTTGATCAGTTTGCTTCTTAACTGGATTATAAGGTTTAAGTGTTGCTGGTCCACCACACCTAACACAACTCATCCCATCTAAAAAATGCCTAAACATCACTGTACGACACTCATTGTCCATACATTCTAATTGCATTTTCTTTCATCCTTTCACCCTCCTCCAAAATAAAAAGCACCCGAATGGATGCCTTACTATCGTTTTACTTATTGGTTTTCAATTACGGCATGTGAAGTTTTATTCTTCTCTCCGCTAACAACCACGACAGAAAATTTTGCCGGACTTATCAGGCCCCTCTCATTCCATCTACCTAGGATGTTGTTAGCTCAAAGAAGAGCAAAAGCTCCCCTTAATAACGGTATCATTCAATCGCTACCATCTGCTGGTTTCGGATTTTTGATTATGCCGCCAATATGAGGCTGTTTAGAATTCAAGACACAACATTGTGAGTCGTGTTTTCCGCCACTTCTCACAATACAAATATATCACGTTGATTCCAAAACAACCGACACATTTACGGTCAAAAAACGGTCACGACTCGGCCACTTATTTTATTCCCGTTATCCTTATTTATAATAGTCCGATTCCACTTAATTGAACATGGTTACTATTAGGATGTACTTTTTTAACTTCAGCAATGCCTTTAATGTCAGTTACATAAATTGTAGAAAATGTAACCTCCACTTCTTTATCATAGTATGCTGCCGTTATAAGAAAATCTTTTGGTCCTGAATATTCAATGTCTATTGTCCATTTACAATTCTTTTCTCCATGTATCTTAAAATAAGCTTGATCATAATTGATTTCCTCTCCTATCCCTTCTATAAAAAGATTCTTTACACTATATGTCCTCATCTTCTCAACTCCTTTCCTTGCTATTTTAATTCTAACAAACAGCATCAATCTTTTAACACCACTTAGTTACCCATATCTTATATTTTGTGTAACTGCCCCTATCGCCGGAACTATTGATATTCATAGCTTCATAACACTTTCCCTTTTGAGTTACACAACGCATAAAAAATGAGTAATTATAAAAAGCAAAAAATAAAAAGGATGTAGCTAGATTTTAAATTTAATCATAGCTCTATCCATTGCATCTTGGTTGACACCTATGTACCTTAACGTAACTCTTTCGGATGAATGATTAAATATCTCCATAAGTAAGGCTATATTCTTTGTTTGCATATACATGTGATATCCAAATGTCTTACGTAATGTATGTGTACCTATCTCATCTAATCCAAACTCTGATGCCATACTTTTAAGTATCTTATATGCCATGCTGCGTCCAATCGGTTTATTCTTTCCTTCACGACTTTTAATTAAATACTCATTGTCATCTCTTTCTTCAATGTACCAACGTAGTTCTCTTTTTAATGCTGGAGTCAATTGAATACGTTTCTGTTTCCCTGTCTTCTTTTCTCTCATTGAAATATGGCTTCCTTTTAAATCGCTAACTCTTAACTTTAAAATATCACTGATCCGTAAACCTGTATTAATCCCCATTACAAACAAAATATAATTACGCTCATTGTTTTCCTTCAGATATTCTTTAATCTGTTGTATTTGCTCTGGATCACGTATCGGCTGAACGAAATTCATTGGTCATCCCCTCCATAATGCTCCTCTACCTCATATACTTCTAATCTAAGAGCAAAAGCAAGTTTATAAAAAGCATTAGATTTATTTCGTCTATATGTACGTTCACTCATGCCAATCTCGCTATAAACCATATAATCAAATACTTCCTCATTTTCCAAATAACGCTTTACAATTATGTCTCTTTGATTCTTACTGAAACGACTTAGTGCTTTGTCAATTTGAAAAGATAAACGTTGTAATCTTGCTTCTCTCTCACTCAGTTTCACGTTAGCTAAAGCGACATCTTCAGCTGGCTTTCCTACTATATTTGTTGGACCATGATATCGAACTTCATCAGAAGCTGTAACCTTCATCTCATTTCTAATCATCCCAAACTGTCTATAAATACGAACATTTTCAAGAACTTCTTCTAATCGTGCTTGTGTTGCTTTACGGTCAATTTTTGGTAAGAATGTTAATTGCGTCATATACAATCACTCCTTGTCTATTTTATTAATATAAATAAAAAAGCGGACACCAAACCATAGAGCAATATTGCTAATGCTCTTCAAGGTTTGATGTCCGCTGGTTCTTCCAGTAGGACTAAATGTGTAATTGCTATTATTATAACATGTACTTATATTTTGATAAATTTTCACCAAAAGATTATTTTGTTTAAATTTCAATAAAACACTTCTTAAATTTCATATCATTGGAAATAACTATATAATGAAACTGATTAAATATTAGGAGTGCTATAAATGTCTGACATAATCCGTCTCTTTATTGTCATGCTCATTACAATTTATTTATTTTTCTCCGTAATAATGGAGTTTAAAAAACCACAAAAAAGTATGTTCTGGTTCTCAATTGAAGTCTTGTTTCTTCTGGGAATGGTACTGTTAATAAAAGAATTTTTTATCAAATATATAACATAAATTTCTCTCTTCCTCCCCTGAATAAAATCCAATATTCCGCCAATAATGTAGATAGGCGATAGCCAGAACTCATTTAAAGTCCCTAACCTTTCTCCTTTCCCCCTTGGAGAACCAGCAAAGCAATTAGCTTTTGCTGGTTGCTCTTTTCCGGTAACATTTACCTGTTTCGCTTAGGATAAACACAGGTTATCATATAATGGCTCGACTAGATCGAGCTGTGATACCCATTACCCTAGGAAACTAGATTTTTGTTTTATACAAATGAAATTTTTGTCCATTTTTTTCACATTCCATTGAAGCAGGCATATATTATGGTACGAGACATTCCTTTTATACGAAACTCATATGGCCCTTTTAAAGGGCCTTTTTAAGTTAGATATAAAATGAAATTTTCATACTAATCTTCTTCAAGTTCTGTAACAATTAAATAGTTACGAAGCTTATTTCTTTTTGCCACTCTCCCTTTATACGCCCGTGTTGTGTAAAATTAGACTGCTACAGGAAGTACAGCTAAAATTTTATCTCTCATTCTCCGAAATAGATTTTTTTTCCATTTTAATAAACATTTCTTACTTTTATTACATACTATATATCGACAAATAAAAGATAGGGGATTAAAGAATGGCTGATTATTTTTATAAATATGGTAAAAAGCACTATAAAAACCATTCGCATTCTCACCACAAAAAAGAGAACTGTTTCATTGAAACGCATACGATTGCTGGTTCAAATATACCGTTAAATATTATCGTACCAGCTAACACTTCAAGAGTTGTTTTTGAAGATTCTACTAATAATCATAATAAAACATTACTCCAGTTTCACGTCCCTGGTACTTCTGCACCAATTGTAGTAACTATTCGTACAAGAAATTCTCGTAGACCAATTACCGCTACAATAGCTACAGGTGAAACAAGGATTCTTCAAGTAGAAAATTTTGAAAGCCTCACTGTCACAAATAATACTAATACACTTAGCAATATTGCTATTTTTATTCAAAAAACGTTTTGCATCTGCTGTAATGACCACAATAATTATTATAAAGAACAATCGCATACTCTTAACCAAAAGGGTAACTGTTTTATCGAAACCCATACCATAGCTGGTTCGGGAACCGCTTCAACTGGAAATGTACCGCTAGATATTATTGTACCACCTAACACTTCAAGAGCGGCTTTTGAAGATTTTACTAATAATCACAACAAAACATTACTTCAGATATCTGTTCCTAACGATTCCGGTCCTATTGAAGTAACTATTCGTACAAGAAGTTCTAGCAGACCAATTATCGCTACAATAGTTCCTAATGAAAAAAGGATTTTTCAAGTAGAAGATTTCCAAAACCTTACTCTCACAAATAATTCCGCTGCCATTGATTTTATTGATATATTTATCCAAAAGACGTTTTGTATTTGCTGCAATGATCAGAACAAACCTTGCGAAGAATGTTGCCATAAATACGACCATGATTATGATTGTTAGATTAACCGTCAAAAGAATCCTTTATATAAAGGGTTCTTTTTCTTTTACACCACTAACATCCAATCATTCACGTATTTACTTATCTACCATTCCTCGTTTCTTAATAAAATAGCGTTTTTGTTCAAAAATTTCACAAACCTAGAACATTCCCATATAATATCGTGTATTCTTTTACAGCATACATTTCGGTCGAAGAGCGCCTTGGAAAGCGCTCTTTTTCTTTGAATAAGGATTTTATTAAATTATCATTTGATTAATCATATTTAAATTCATTTTACATATATTAACATTGAACCTGTGATTCCTGTCGCTCTCGTTGGACCGGTGGCTCCTGTTGAATCGGTTAATCTATATTATTTTTTTGAAAGGATCTGTAGTTCATAACAGGTCCTATTTAATTGAATTCGATTTTTAATAGTTGCGATAGGTAAGACTTTGAAGTTATCTCCATCTTTTCCCCCGCTTAGCACTGTACGTGCGACTTTCATCGCATACAGCGCCCCATCTTATTCTTTTATGCTAAAGTAACTAGATTACAAGCTTTACGGATTTTGTTTATTTTCTTCAATTGTTTATCGTTCAATTGAAGTATCCTCATATATGTTCTAATCGTCTCTTCATTTGTAGCGTGAATCAATCTGTGGACAAATTCATGTACAATAATCAGGTTATTAAACTCGTCAGTTCCTCCCATACCTTTCGGTATTTTATGGTGACAGTGCACATCTTCAGCTATTAAGAAGATTCCGATGACAGCACATTTACCATTTTGCATGGAATACCTGGATATTCTGTTATCTGTATACTCCATGCTTTGTCCTTTATTGGAGGATAGCAACATCTTTTGCATTTCATTGGCAATGTTACCCTTTAGGCTTTTGATGAGTTTTTGTCTTCCCTGCTTAGTGTAATTGCATATGTCTTGACTGAAACTTTGAGGGAATCGTGTTTGTATGTCCGCTAGTGGATATACATGATTGCCTGCTATTTCAAAGGTTCTATAATTGTTCCTATGAGTTCTTTTGTATAATGCATTCGCATTGGTAGGAATCTTATATTTCCCTATTGATTTTAGACGATTAAACAAAGTTTTCGAGAGACGAAAGGCTATTTCTACAAAGTCTACGGTCACATGTGTTGCGATTCTGTAATAATTTTTAATACCAAGTACATAGGAGTTATAATCCCATACTGTTTTTGCTGTTGGACTCTTTTGAATTGCTTTAATCCTTGTTTTTGCTTTTTCAAGGATATCCTTTTTCTTTTTCTCGCTTACATATGTGTTTGCTACATATCTTTTACGCTTTTTTACAGATTTGATAGAGAACCCTAGAAAATCCGAAGATTTTCTTTTTAGGTTGGTTATAGTTGATTTTTCATTAGATATATTAAGGTTTAATTGATTTTTGAGATATCCTTCTACTGCATGGAATATTTTAGTTGCAGATTTATGATTGTTGGTGAATATTTTGAAATCATCCGCATACCTAACTATATACATTTTCTTCAATTTTGCTTTTATCAACAATGGATTTTTGGTTGCTATTGTATATGGTTTCCTTGTTTTAATATTCTCCCATTGACTCGATATCCACCAATCCAAATCGTTTAATACAACGTTACTAAGTAACGGACTCAGGATTCCTCCTTGCGGAGTTCCTTTTGTAGGAATACCTTCTCCTTTGATTGGTGCTTTTAACATTTTTGAGATAATCGTCAGCACCCTTTTATCAGTTATGCCTATGTTGTATAGTTGTTTTAATAATTTGGAATGGTTCACGTTGTCAAAGAAACCTTGTATATCAATATCTACTACGTGACTAAATCTCCCTCTGTTTATCAAGTATTGACACCTAGCCATTGCATGGTGTGTTGACCTGTTAGGTCTGAATCCATATGAATGCTTGTAGAATTTTGCTTCGCATATTGGTTCTAGAACTTGTTTGAACATTTGTTGAATCAATCTATCTCTCATTGTAGGAATTCCTAATGGGCGTTTCTTTCCATTTGCTTTAGGTATTTCTACCCTACGTACCGTATTTGGTTTGTAGTCTGCAAGAGCTTTTCTTATATTATCAACAAAAGAATCTGCATCTTCCATTTTGTAGTGGTCGATTGTGATACCATCTGTTCCTTCAGTTTTAGAGCCAGTGTTAGCCTTTATGTTTCTATATGCCAGTAGAATATTTTCTTTTGATATGATGTGTTTATATAAATTTATGCCTTTAGCGGCATTGTTTTCGCTACGTTGATATAAATCATCGAACGCTCTTTGTATATCGTAATATTCTGCATGTCGTAATGTTGTACTCACCGATGTATTAATTCCCCTTTCTTACGAAAAGTCCCATCATCTTACTCGATCCTGTGGGTTACATCTAGTTAATTTAGTTTTCAAAGAACAAGACTAGGGACTATCCCTCCACGTTTGCTACATGTTTCGTCGGTACTGTGTCCCCACCTTCACAAGAATAAAGTAATTTCGGTTCGTTAGAACCTTATATACACCTGTCTGTTAGTAGACGTTAGCGACAGTTTCTTGCTTACCACGTTCCGATTGACTTAGCTATACATATATCCTTAGGTGCTTGCTTTAAGCCTGTTACCTTTACATCCTCATCGTTAGATGTTTCGAATTTCATATTATCTACTCTTACTTTTCGATAGGTAACGTCGTCGTTAACGACATACACATTTCTAATGTATTAATAGTTTAGACCCGTACATTCACAAGTTCGCCAGTCCGTTTGGACATTCTCACCATAGATATTTTGTAGCATCCCGACCTATCCATTACCATATGATTTCTCACTTAGGTTTTGTTCAGCCGACTTCACCTAGCTTCATACAATTTGCGACTACTATCACGTTTTGCATGTAGGAGTATCAGATAAGTAGTTTCAGCTCAACCTGACGGCTTTCATTTCTACTTTCAGTCAATCAGTTGTTATTATCAAAATTGATAACCCTCCTCTTTCGTGTTTGCACACTTATGAGGAAACGTGTCGCACAAATAACTATTTTGTTCAGCTTCTTAACAAATCCTTTCATTCTTTCAAACTGTTTCTATGTTCTTGCTGATACTGCACTTAAAGTATAACTAAAGACCATCCGTGCGTTCGCATCGATAATTTCTGCGAACTTTTCGATTTCCACTATCTATTCCCTATCGCCATCAACCTAAAGAATCAAAATCCCCTCATGACGTATCCTGAATAGAATATACATTATTAAATTTTTATTGGACAAGTATACAAGCATAACTAACAAACTTGAATATATCTATACTGAACTTCAAAATAAGGGGGTGATTTTTTGATTAATAATCGTATTGTAAATGGAGGATTTGAGACGGGGACTCTTGCTCCATTTACTGTAAATAACGTCTCTTTTGTTACTATTGATAGCACACACAGTCATTCTGGTACATTCAGTGCTAGGTTATCTGGAGGTTTAGTTGACGCTATTATTGCTCAATCGTTTCTGGTATCTCCAAATGAAATCTTCGAACTTTTTGTATCCCTTGCTAAACTTGGGCCAGCTCCTAGTCCTACAATAGCTATCAATATTTACTATTTTAATGGAAGTACTTTTTTGGGAAATGGCTTAGCTACTTTCATAATATCCAATCGTATCCCCGATATTAACGAAAACGATTGGTTAGAAATTTATGAGACAACCTCTCCAGTACCAGCTACGGCTAATATAGCATTAGTAGTTATCACTAAGTTTTCCGCAGCAGGAAGTGCAGATGTATTTATTGATGATGTGGCCCTTTTATCTGTCCCTAATCTACCTGGATCGACTGGTGCTACTGGACCAACTGGAAACACTGGACCAACTGGTGCTACCGGACCGACTGGTGCTACTGGACCAACTGGAAACACTGGACCAACTGGTGCTACCGGACCGACTGGTGATACTGGACCAACTGGAAACACTGGACCAACTGGTGCTACCGGACCGACTGGTGATACTGGACCAACTGGAAACACTGGACCGACTGGTGATACTGGACCGACTGGTGATACTGGACCAACTGGAAACACTGGACCGACTGGTGATACTGGACCAACTGGTGCTACCGGACCGACTGGTGATACTGGACCGACTGGTGATACTGGACCGACTGGTGATACTGGACCAACTGGAAACACTGGACCAACTGGAAACACTGGACCAACTGGTGCTACCGGACCGACTGGTGATACTGGACCAACTGGAAACACTGGACCGACTGGTGATACCGGACCGACTGGTGATACTGGACCAACTGGTGCTACCGGACCGACTGGACCTGGTTCAATATTATTTAGTGATACAGATTCGGTAACGCAACCATTAGGTGCTTTGCCAACAAATGTTCTTCAGGTAACAGCTGTACCTATAACAGCAGGTGATCAATTGAAATTTGATTTCACTGTACAAGTTTTAGTAACTCCAACATTACCAACATGGTCAGTTGTCCTTACCGTCGTATTATCCAGCTCCGTTGATGGACCTCTCCTCACACAGACTTATCACTTATCCGATGATACTAACATTGGTACTCAAACAATAAAAGTAGCAGAAGTATTTGCAAATACCCCTTCTGTCAACTCCCATGATTACACTGTTAGTATTACTGCTACCAATGTCAACGCTTCAACATCAGCAGAAGTTAGAGGATTAACAATTCTTAGATTTGATGCTTAATTTCTGCAGACAGAGATAATTGATTTTTCAAGAAGTTGACCCAATCAATCTCATGGCTCGAGGGGATTGATTGGGTCCTTTTTTGGAATATTGTAGGTTATAATTCGCCATTAAATTTTATAAATACGACTATACTTTGAAGCCTATTTATTTGTCTCAAAAAATCTACCTTTTCGAACAATTGAACTACTGATAACACTGATTATATAAAGTAACCAACGAAATTTGAATCAGGTCTCTTTGTTGTTTTGAAGTCACCACTTTTTTCATATCTTAAGCATTTTTTCCATACACTAAAAAGGATTGATAAAAAAGCGAATGGAGGTTGAAAATGCCTACCACAACTATTTACGATTTTATAACTAAAGATGGGCGCTTTCCTCATGTTCACAAAAATTTCCCCTTAGTCTTATTCTGGAGCCAAAAAAGCGGTTGTACTTCACTAGCGCATTGGTTCTTTTATCAAATTAACTTATTTGAAGAGGCTATAAAGTATAACTCATTCATTCACAACTACGAATTTGAAATTTATAAAAATTCTATATCCTATTTCACTGATTTAGCCAATACGTTACAAACGAAAGAAAAAGACACGTATAAACTGGTAAGAAACCCCTACAAAAGAGCAGTAAGCTCATTTTTCTCTCTTATCCCGCCACCATATTTCGATACTCCTGAACCTGATTGGAGACCCATCCGTCGTCTTCTTTATGGTAATGAGTCTTGCAATAAAAAAATTTCCTTTAAGCTTTTTTTGTATTATTTAAAATCACATGCAACAAATTTTGAAGACGTAGATCCTCACCTCACACCACAATATATACAAGGAGAAGAAGAGTTTGTTACAAATTACATTTATCTAGAGAATTTCTCTGATACTGTTTCAAATTTAGAAGACAAATATAGATTAAAAAAATCTCCTTTAAACCTATTGACCAAATCATGGCACCACCAAAGTCACAAAGCTATTTATAAAGGAAACTATGCAGATGCTGACATTACCAATCCCTTATTCCCAAAGCTCCCAACCTATGATAGTTTTTATGATGAAGAAGCTATCCAGTTAGTTAAAGACATTTTCAAACAAGACTTCAATATGTACGGTTACTCTTTAAATCCTCTTTGAGAAATAATCATTTTCTTAACAGGTATTACATATACTCAACACAGATCCCAAAGCCTCCTACTTTGGACTCCTCATAAGATTTGTTGGGCTATGGAAAGCACTGTTCAACAGTGTTCTTTTTCATTTTAAAATAACGCTTTTATAGCACTTCATCATGATTAATTTGTTTTGAAATAACTTTAGCCTCATGACCGTAATATCCATTATGTTCGTTGTAAGCGACAAACTGGAGAGTTCCTTTAGATGTGACAATGTCAACGAACATCACGTCACCTTCAAAATATTCATCTTCTATATCCAAATCATGCTTTTTAAGGAGACCTTCTTTTAATTCCGTATCGGTTATTTTTACATCAATAAGTTCGGCTCCTATAAAATCATTAAAGTCATCTTCCGACATAAAGTAACCCCAGTTTTCACAGCAACTTTGTTCGTCGTCAATCAATAGCTTTATTACTTGTTCGTTTGTCGTAATAGCGTAACCACTCATGCTTGACCATCGCACTTCTTCTTGATGTGCTTCAATTTTTAAAATTTGTTCCATTATCAATCATCCTTTTCTATTAAATTCAAATTGTATGAAATTTAACGGGAAGTAACTTCGCATCGTTACACTTCCCTCCAATCTCTATTAAATTAAGTGCGTCTTCCGCTCATCCATCCGAGTTACTTTTCCACTCTTGTATATAAACGACTGTTCACCATGACCACTTGTTGGTGGTTCAATCGAATGAATTTGTCCATCTTTCACAACATAAATCATATTTTCAGCTAAAGAAATCTCGGCTTTCATTTCTGCAATATCTTCTTTAATAATCGCCATATTGACCACTCCCATGATATAATTACTTTGTCAAAAGTAGTCGGGAGCCAGCTCGGCTTTTTTTATTTGCCTATAAATATTGCACAACATTCTCTGGAACAAATGACTGTTCCGAGGATAGATGGATCCGTATTGGAACCAGCTCTTTGCTATCCCTTGCTCGCTTACACATCTGTTCCGCTTCTTCCCAATCAAACTGCTTATCCTCCGCTCGTTTATAACGCCAAATTCCAATCGTATAATCTTCAAACAACTCATAACGGTTATCAGGTGCTGTCGTTGGCTTTAATTCGTCAACCGCTTTTGCTTGGCGCGGTATTTGTACAACAACGTCAGCAAAACGTAGTTTAGAATTTAACCGGTGAACATGAGCTTTCTTTGGATCAAATGACACAACTGGTTCAACATCAAAGATTGTTAACTGTTTTGACATCGTTTGATCCCTCCAGCACCTGCAAACTTGCTATTAAAATTCCTTCAAGCTGCGTTAATGTTAATTGGTCCAACGTTTGTCCATTTATTTCAGCTAGACCTAATCCTAATAACTTACGAATAATACATAGCTTCCTACGCTCTACTTCTTGACGTAACAACATTATTGAACCTCCTGTTGCTGATGTAATCTACGGTCTAAGTTAACAAACTTACTAAACTCTTTAACGAATGCCAATTCGACAACACCAACTGGGCCATTTCTCTGTTTAGCTAAAATGATTTCCGTTATGTTTTTGTTTTCTGTTTCTGCATCGTAGTAATCTTCGCGATATAAGAATGCAATTAAATCTGCATCTTGCTCAATTTGCCCATTCTCACGTAAATCAGATAACAACGGTCTTTTATCTTGTCTGCTTTCAACGGCACGACTTAACTGCGATAATGCAACTACACATACATTTAACTCCCTAGCCATCAATTTCAACTTACGGCTAATCTCACCGATTTCTTGCATGCGATTCCCTCTATGCTTCGGATCACCCACAATAAGCTGCAAGTAATCAATTGCAATTAGTACTTTTTTATCAGGGTATTTACGCTTTAGCTTCCTAGTTTTAGTGTAAATCTCTTGCATCGTCACATTTGCTTTATCGTATATTTCTAACGGCAAATCATTTATTAAGCCCATTGCTTGGCTAATCTTTTCCCAGTCTTTTAGATTACATAGCTTTTTAGGATTCTTTAATTTCGTAGCCTCTACATTTCCGGTACTTGAAATCATCCGCTTGAGTAATTGTTCTTCACCCATCTCCAGTGAGAAAACTCCTGTTGCTGCATTAGAGTTCGCTGCATGATAAGCGATATTTAATACAAATGCTGTTTTTCCCATCGAGGGCCGAGCACCTACGATAATTAAATCGCCTTCCTGTAATCCTGAAGTCATCCTATTCAAATCATCGTAACCAGTGTTTATGCCTGTTAAATCACCAACATCAATTTGCATTTTTTTATATAAATCTACGAGTGTTTCGTTTAGATTAAAATCATCTGAATAACCAGTCTCTTCAATTGCGCTTAACTCATCAATTGATTTACTAATCGCACTCATGTCCTTGTCTTGCTGAAGGCGATTATATAAATTACCAGCAACCTCTTGAGCATGTCGCATCTTCCATGCTTCAATTACTAAACCTTCGTGATATGAAAAGTTCTTTGTTGTTGAAACGACCTCAGTCAAATTGATAAAGAACACAATACCACCGATTTGATTCATAAAGCTCTCTTCAAACTTCCCAACTAAAGCTACAAGGTCTATTGGACTTTCAGCATCCTCTAGTTCTCTCATCACTTTAAAAATTACTTGATGTGTTGGAATAGAAAATTGTTTTGGCTTTAACTGACAATCTTTTATCAAGTCACCTTCTGTGATAATGCTCCCTAGAATACTTTGTTCAGCTTCTACATTACGAATGATTTCGTTACTCATTGCATCATCCATCCATTCTGTTGATTAAGTGCTGCAAGTTCTTCGTCTGTAGGGATGTTTTGTTCCCATGATTCTTGTTGCTGTAATACGTTTTTAGTAGATTCAGATAGGCCCTTCTGTTGGTACGGAGATTGTTTCTGTGTTTGTGCCGTTCGTTGAGCACGAAATGCTTTATCAGCCGATTCAACATCAGCTACTGTTTTTAAGCCTTTAAGATGCCAATCTCTTAAAATCGTATTTACGTAAGACATGTTTCTAGTATTTTTTTCTAAAGCAATCTCCATAGCTTTAACAACTAATTCTGCATTTAAATCATCTATCCAAGCATTGATGCCATCTGCAATAAAAGGTGTAATGAATCCGAAGTTTTGCTCGTAAAAAGAAATTGGATTAACTGCAACAACGTCCGCGCACTCTTTTTCTTGTTGTTGTTTTTCTTTTTCTTTTTCTTTTTCTTTTTCCCCACTTGTCGTTAACGTATCGTCCGACGTATCGTTATTAGCAATAAATGCCTCAAACATTGCACGGATTTTATCATTTTTTACTTTAGGAGAAACTAGACGAACAAGATTAATATCAACAACCCCATCAAGTTCCTTACGCACACAATCTTCAATCGGTTTTCCGCCTCTATTTAAGTTGTATTTCCCCCAATTAATAATCGCTATTTCACGTGTATCAGGGTTGTATTTCACTAGCTTATGATGGTTTTCAAAACGATCTAACAAAGCATTGATTGTTTCCATTGAATACCCTAAATCAAATGCCATTTGCTTCTTAGTAATTTGATACACGCCAATTTGTGTCGTACATGGATTAGTAAGAAGATATAAATCAAACAACTTATCTTCTGGAGTCATTTCCTCAATAACTTTTGCATCCTTCCAAAATGAAACTTGAACTGTTCTGTACAATGCCATATTATTCATCCTCCTGTTTACATATCGCAAATCCGCCTTCTATACGTAACAAGCGATAATTCTTGTATCCTGTTTTCAAATATTGTTTTACTAAGTAATTTAGGTGTTGCTCTGATGTCGCTTGCTGAAGTATCTTAGGACTCAGCAACACTCTATGTAATGATTTATCTAAAAGCATGCTACACACCCCGTTGTTATACGCATGCTAATTTGATATAATTAATTCAAATATTTTTTCCAAAGCCATTTATCTATCACTCTGCCAAGTGATAGATTTTTTATTTTCTACGTGTTACTAATGAGGCATTAACTCCTCTTGCTCTTAAATCTTTAATCACTACACGATAACTCATCGATGCCTCATGTTCTTCTTTTGTATCACGAAGCATTTTAAATTCTTTCATACATCGCTCCAGTTCTTCTTCCCAGCGATTTGATTCTTCGGCTGATTTTGCATAAAACATGTTATGAACGCATCCAATCATACAATTATGAAGTTTATTCGCAAATGAAAAGTCTCCTGAAAGAACTAGATCATGAAGACGATCGTATTTATGTGTCATGAATTATCCCTCTTTCCTACTTGAATTGATGCTGTACGCATCGTTACAACCAGGAAGGCATATTGTAGGGGGGGATGGGAGGAACAATCCCTTTCTGGTCATAACGACAAGCACAGTGGCTTGTCCAAACGATTAATAAAATGTTATAATTGCTTTATAGAATTTTTTTCAGAGCTACTGTTGTCTAGGCGGTAGCTTTTTCTTTTGCCCATTTATGTTTTAAAGTGAATGATGCTTCAATAATTTTGATTCAAATTCCCACTAACTTCTTCTCTTGCTTTAACTCCAAGGATTTTTTATCATCACCGAATGTTTTAGCTATTTTTATTTCACCAGTTAACTTTGCATCATAACGAATTAGTTCCTTGTACTCTCCTAAGCTTGGATTCTTGTAATCTACTGTCATTTAGGTTTCCTCCCCTACAGAACTTTTGTTAAAGCCATTAAGCTATCTACTGATTGAATAATAACGTTTTCCGACATAGCCTTTTGTAACCAACTTCTTTGTATTTGTTCCATAATGCCAAAATGAACTTGCTCAAGTGCTTGTACTACACATTGAGTAGCTTGGATTGTATCGAAGATTTCTTTTGCATGAACTGCGTATTCATGTTTCTTCTTTTCATCGAGCTTCCATGACCTAGTTGTCACTTGTAAGTTCATGATTTCCTTCGCTGCTAAAATTCCTTCTTCTGCTTGTTTTATATAGTTCATTAATTGTAGGTTCACATCTTGAGTTAAACGTGGATCTGTAGGCGGTAAACTAACACCATAGATATGTTTAATCGCTTGTTGATTCAACTTTGCTCCTGTTGCATGACACCAATCCATCGCAAGCTCAAATTCTGGTTTAGAAAGCCCAGATTCAATACGGGTTAATCTTTCATGTGTAATACCAAGGTACTTAGATAACCCTTTCTTCGTTTTCAGCTGAATATTATCACAACATTCTCTGGCATTCTGTAATAATTCCCCTATTGCCGGATTGCAGTATATGCTTGTTCCCATATCTGTTCGCCTCCATATTTAGTTTTCAAATGGTTACAATGAATTTAGTGCATATGTAACTTGTCTATTTTTCATGTAAAAAGAGAGGAGCTATTCCTCAATGTTTTCTTTCACTTGTATTTCTTTGATGATGGCCCAACCAGCCTTATAATATGCTTGACGGATTTTATCAATATCCTTTTGTGATTTTGGCTCAGGAGCCACAACATGGACTTTCGTTTTTCCAAATTCATAAGTCGCCGCATATTCTTCTTGTTGGCTCATGGTGTCACCTCTTGAAGTGCTTTTTATATGTTTATGCGACGGATCTGTTGGTACTGCCATTTGAAATGACGACATTTAATCACCCTCTTTCATTAATCAGACCTTATTTTTTTCATTAACGTACCAATACTTAAATCTTTATCGCTTTAAAACTTTGCAAACTGAATAGCGAGTAGGTAAAAAAATATCTTCTTTTCTCTTTCCGTATAACTTTGCTATTTGATCAGCTCTCTCTGCGCTAATTTGCCTTTGTCCATTTTCAATTTGTGATAGATATCCGCCTGAAATATTAAGTTTCCTTGCAGCTTCTTCAATACTAATCCCCAATTCCATACGAATTTCTTTTGGGCCATCCATTTCATTATCACCGCCTAAAACTTTGCACTTTGTGTTGATAATCAAAATATACTACTCACTTCGCAAAGTGTCAACGCATTTTGCAAAGTTTTTACCAATTCATTTCAACTTTTGCAATTTGCAAAGTATAATTAAACTTAGAAGATGAATAGGAGGATTCCTATGATTGGAGAGAACTTACGCAAATTAAGAAAAAAAAATAATCTAACTATGAAAGAGTTAGGTCAAAAATTAAATCTTGCTGAATCAACAATATCGGGTTATGAAAATGGGAACAGAAAGCCTGATTATGAAACTTTAAATAAGTTTGCTGATTTCTTTGAGGTTTCAACTGACTATCTTTTAGGTAGAAATGTTACTCAAAAAGACATTAGTACCTATAATCCCCTATTAGACCCTGAGCTAGGTATATGGTTCAAAGATATTAAAGATGCTTCTCCTGAAAAACAGGAAGAGCTTAAACAATTTTGGGATTTTATTAAGGATAAAGAAAAAAATCGTAAAATTGGGGATAAACAGCGTTAATTGAATAGGGTATATAATAAATGCAATTTTAAATGCGTATTTTTTTTGAGCTATTCATTGACTATAGTTAATAAATTGCAAATTGAGTTGTAATAAATAATTTACAACTTAATTTGCAGTTCTAGTTCTAAATTCATCATCTATATAAATACATCAATTTATTTTCTTTTTAATCTAGTAACCTCTACGCTTATTGCGTTTTTTTATTTGCATTATCATGGTTAATAATCCCTAAAATACATAATTTTAGTTTGCTATTTGTTATTCTATCTATAATCTAGTTCTCCATTTAATTTTTTGTAAATTTTTAATATAAAATCATTATACTTTACCAAAAGAAAGGATGAAATAAATGAGCATTTTTCAAACGACAAAACCATTAATTCAAGGGAATCCGAATCTATATTCACCACAAATTGATGCTTATCAAGCAGCCATTTCACATTATGAAGAGTTCTCAGACTTCAAATATAGGGAAAGCTTAATTGTAATGCCTACTGGCTCTGGAAAAACTGGTGTTATGGCAATGCTACCTTTTGGATTAAGTAACGGACGGGTTTTAATTATCACTCCTGGGAAAATTGTCCGAAAAACCGTATTTAAGGAATTTGACTCAATTACAAATCCAGAAGATACATTTTGGTATAAAAGAAAAGTTATTCTTGATAGAAGTAAATTCCCAAAAAGTTACTTATATCAAGGATTTAACAGTAAAGATGAAGAAGCTAAACAACAAACCCTAAGAAAATTAAACCTTTCAGATATTGTAATCACCAATATCCATAAAATTATTGGTAGTAGTGAAGACGTTAATTTAAAAGAGTTAGTAGATTCTAATTTTTTTGACATGATTATTATCGACGAAGCACATCATGCTGCAGCTGATATGTGGCAAAAAACTTTAGATTATTTTAACGCATCAAAAATTATTAAACTAACTGCTACACCCTTCCGTAGTGATAATTTAAAAATTTCTACTCATGAATATGATCCAATTTTTGAATATACTTTAGCTGAAGCGATTGAAGATGGTTTACTAAAAAATGTTGTAAAAGCCGAAGGAATACCTGGAAAATTAAACTTTCATGATCCGAAAAGTGGTCAGAATTACTCATTAGAAGAAGCTAAAAGAAAACTAGGAAACGACTGGGTTAATAGAACCATCGCAATGGATGAAGCATGCTCTAAACAAGTAATTAATCACACAAAAGAGATTTTAGAATTAAAAAGAAAAAGCTATCCAAAACATCAAGTTTTAGCAATTACATGTAATGATGAACACGCTCAATTAGTTACAAATTGGTTTGAAGATTGTGGCCTTTCATGCACTTATGTAAGTAGTAGATTATCTCCAGAACAAATAGAAATTCGCTTAAATGATTTTGCAAATGGCCAATATGACGTTATGGTTAGTATCCAAATGTTAGGCGAAGGCTACGATAATCCTAATATTTCTATAGTGTCTATTTTCAGACCATTTAAAACGCTCTCCCCTTACGCACAAGCTATAGGTCGTGGCTTAAGAAGAATTCATGGACAAGAACACAATACTGTAAATAATTTCTGTAATGTCGTGTATCATCAGGAACTTGGACTTGAAAAACTTTGGTATTACTACAAATCACAAGAAGAATATGGTGAAAAATTTAAAAAACAAGTTGAAGAAATTTCGCAACAAATGTCTTTTGCCTTTGATGAAATAGGGTTTATAGAAAAAGAACCGGTACTCGGAAAAATTCATTCCGCTGATTTAGACCCAAATCCTATTACTGTTCAAATTGGATCGGTAAGTTCATATTCATCTAACGGATTAGGTGCACAAGATTCATTTACAACAAATGGATATGAACAATTTAAACATGCTACCTATAATTTGATTATTGAAGAACAGCAACTACTGCAAGAAAAAATTGAGAAAATAAATGAGATGGAACGTGACGGTTTAATTGATAAAGATCAAGCAAATCTTCTTATTCAAAATATAGAATCAACAACTCAAGAACAGCATAATAGATCATTTGATGAATATCAAAAATTAATACTATCCGAAACAATTCGTAAAGATTTTACAACATGGATGCACTCAAAACTGGATGCCTTTTTCAGAACATCCGTTCTAGAAAAAGAAGGATTTGAGCTATACGAGAAAGAAAATAGTATTGATAATGACCGTATAAATAATATAGGATATATTGTAAGAAACTTTAAACAAGGATTATATCGTACAACAAAAAAACATTTCAGCTCATATTTACCTGAAGATTTTGCAGTTGCAAAAAAACGTTTCTTAGAAAAATTAGACTACTACTTTACCCAATACGGTCAAAAATAGTACTAGGAGGAATCCGAAATGATACAATGTAATACAGAAAGGAGCCTTATTTATCAAGGTATGCATTATCTTGATTTAATAGCTAGCAATATCAAAAAAGGCGGAAAACTACTCGATGTATCTTATCAAACAGGTACAAACGGGTACCTGACTGTCAATATCACAACTAGCTATGTTGAGGGTTTAACCAAAACCGTTGAAGAACTAATTTATAAAGATGATTTACTTATCACTTGGAAACTAATAACTTCCTATGATGTTTACACCATCTTTTCTCGAAAAACCTTAAATGAGTATCTTACAAAATTAAACACACATGAGTTATGTGTTTCTTAAACAAAAAAAGAAAAGTCTTTTCCAGACTTTTCTTTTTTTGTTATAATTAGAACTTACGTTCGTATTTTATCTATGGAGTGATATGATATGCATAAAACAAAGCCCTACTACACAACACAAATTGAAGATTTCATCAAAAAATTATATCAATCAGTTTCTATTTTTTTACCTGAAGAGATCGATATGGTAAGGATTTCCGAAAAATTAAATGTTTGGTTACATTTTGCACCTTTCGGAAGTCGTGCTATATACAGAAATGATTTACCTAGTATTATTATTGATAGTCGAAAATCATTTCACCATCAATGGGAAGATTTTGGACATGAACTTTGTCATATTCTATTTCATGCAGGTAATCAACTACATATACCGAAAACTTTTATAGATTACCAAGAAACAAAAGCACAAAATTTCATGTTGCAATTTTGTGTACCAACTTTTATGTTAAGAAAAATAGATTTCCCTGATACAAGAGTGGAAGCAATTTACCTGATTGCAAAAACCTTTAATGTATCATCTGAAATCGCACATAAACGCTTGTTACATTATGAAAATCAATTATTAGCTAGCCATTTACAAAAAGGATTTTCCAGCGCATGTCTAACTACACCCTAAATTTATTTAATCCCTTTTTCAAAGCAAGTTTATCTTACATAAAAATATAGAGATTCTCGAAAAGCGATTGATAACAATTACAGGAATAGAAACTCTACTATTAGAAAATTTTTTCAGTAATTATTTACTTCTTTCTATACATTACAGTTCGTATAATTTTATAAATGAGGAGGTTTCTATATTATGAAAACTGCAATCTACCTGAGAAAATCCCGTGCCGATCTCGAAGCTGAAGCACGTGGTGAAGGAGAAACTTTAGCAAAACACCGCTCTACCCTGCTGAAAATTGCCAAGGAAATGAACTTAAATATTTTATCTGTCCGTGAGGAAATTGTTTCTGGTGAGAGCTTAGTAAAACGTCCGGAAATGTTAGCACTACTTGAAGAAATTGAAGATAACAAATATGATGTTGTTCTTTGTATGGATATGGACCGTTTAGGTCGTGGTGGTATGAAAGAGCAAGGAATCATTTTAGAGACGTTTAAACGATCCAATACGAAGATTATGACACCTAGGAAAACTTATGACCTCAACGATGAGTGGGATGAAGAATACAGTGAATTTGAAGCGTTTATGGCACGTAAGGAATTAAAGATTATTACACGTCGTATGCAACGTGGTCGTGTCGCAAGTGTAGAGGCTGGTAATTACCTTGGTACCCATGCACCATACGGTTATGATATCCACCGTTTAAATAAGCGAGAGCGTACGCTAATGATTAATTCAGAAGAAGCTTCTGTCGTAAGGATGATATTTGATTGGTATGCAAATGAGGATATGGGTGCAAGTGCAATTAGGAGTAAGTTAAATGATCTTGGCTACAAAAGTAAGTTAGGGAATGAATGGAACCCCTATAGTATCTTGGATATATTAAAAAACAATGTATACATCGGAAAAGTAACATGGCAAAAACGAAAAGAAGTAAAACGTCCTGATGCTGTGAAACGTAGTTGTGCACGGCAAGATAAATCAGAATGGATTATTGCTAATGGAAAGCATGAGCCTATCCTCTCAGAAAGCTTGTTTGAAACAGTACAAGAAAAATTAAATTCAAGATATCACGTTCCTTACAATACGAACGGAATAAAAAATCCTCTTGCTGGCATTATTAAATGTGGTAAATGTGGTTACAGTATGGTCCAACGTTATCCGAAAAATCGAAAGGAAGCTATGGATTGTAAACACCGTGGCTGCGAAAACAAATCAAGCTATACTGAGTTAATTGAGAAGCGTTTACTCGAAGCTTTAAAAGAATGGTACATCAATTATAAAGCTGATTTCGAAAAACATAAGCAAGATGATAAATTGAAAGAAACACAAGTTATTCAAATGAATGAAGCTTCATTACGAAAACTTGAAAAAGAATTAGTGGATGTCCAAAAACAAAAAAATAATTTACATGATTTATTAGAGCGTGGCGTTTACACTGTCGATATGTTTTTAGAGCGTTCTAATGTAGTTTCCGATCGTATTAATGAAATTACTTCAACGATGGAGAAGTTAAAGAAAGGAATTAAAACAGAAATAAAAAAGGAAAAAGTAAAGAAAGATACAATTCCTCAAGTTGAGCACGTTCTTGATCTATACTTCAAAACAGATGATCCGAAAAAGAAAAATAGCCTCCTAAAGTCAGTTTTAGAAAAGGCTGTTTACAAGAAGGAAAAATGGCAAAGACTTGATGATTTCGAACTTGTGCTTTACCCTAAGCTCCCTCAAGATGGCGACATATAA